AAACGATATACGCGAAGACACGGAAGTCTTCATTGATTCTAGTGGACATTCATTAGATTCGATTAGAGCCTCTACAAGGCACTTTCAGGGGTCACCTAGGGGGTAGCCTAGGGTAACCCGAGAAAACGCCTTTAAGAGGGGTTTTAGACAGTCTTGAGGTGCTCTCTGAGTTCCTGCAGACCACCAATGTGCACGTCACCCTGATAGATCTGGGGGACACCTCTGTGTTTCTCACAGAAGCAATCGAGATCTACAGGGATCATGTCGAGGACATTGACATACTCGAAGGGCTTACCTGCTTGTGACAGGAGTTCCTTCGCTGTCTGACAGGGAGAACACCCTGCTCTGCCATAGACGGTATAGGTCATGACGACTTTCTGATAGGGATGATATTGTCATCCTCAAATACGGGGAGATCGGCAAGGTCATGCAGAGGGGTGCCAGGAGCTGCCACTGCCTCTATCTTGTTGTCCTTAAGAAACTGACGGGCAACGTTCAAGATGGCAGCGGGAGGGGGGACTTTCACCCCCATGTCATCAACACCATAGTCCTGGGTGATGGCTTCCTGTAGGATCTCCGCAAGTTTGCCGTGGAGGCCACTAAGGGCCTTTTCATCGGCTTTACTCATAGGTCTAAATTAAGAGTTTGAGGGCTTCTTTGATGCCCAGGTTCTGAAGAACGACTACGAAACAGCCGCCCATGGCCAACCACTTGATCTGAGCTAGGGTCTTCTCTATGACTTGGAGTGACTTTTTGAGTGACTCTGAGATGTCTTGGAGTTTCTTTAGCTCCTCCTGGTGGTCGTCCATCCTGTATTCAAGCTTCAGGATTCGTTGTTCTAGGTGGTCCATAGTTATCCGATTAAGATACCCGTGAGGGTACAGCGTACCGTATCCAATGTGACGGCTAAGTTGTTGAAGTTAGTGCTTCGCATATCGACCACATCTCCTGCTGCAAGAGGAATAACGACAATACCGCTGCTGCTCATATAGGCTGTTGAGTAGCCTATAGCGAACTCTTGGTAGAATGTACCGTTCTTGTAGAGACCTGCGTTAGGACCTGCAGATGCTGTGGTCTGAGTGATCTTCCCCACGAACATATAGAGGCCAGCCACAGGAGCTGTGAACTGGTAGGTGCTGGTGTTGAAGCCAGACACCTTACCACTCAAGGTAGCCTGCTGGTTTAGCTGCACAACCTGTGTTGTGCTTGAACCCCCAGACCACGCTTGTGTACCGTTGCCGTATGCGTGGAAGACTACGCGACCAATTTTAGAGAGGGCACGGGCATTACTCATACACCTCCCTGTTTAAGAGTTTCCACATCAGCCTTGAGTTGTTCGATGATGGCTTGTTGCTCCTGAATTGCTGCTGTCAAGGTTGCAACCAAGAAGCTGGTGTCTATGCCTTGGTACTGTGGGTTGCCATCAGCATCCACTGCGTCTTTCTCGCCTGTTACACATTCAGGCACAACCTCTTGAAGCTCATGAGCAATAAAACCTTGACCAGCTTCACCATCTAGTTTCCAGTTGTATGTGCATGGTTTAAGTTGAGCAACTTTATCCAATGCCCCTGTCATCGGAGCAATGTTTTCTTTCAGACGGTAATCAGATGAAGTTACATACGAAGTCGCTGAGAGCGATGTCTGCACTGACCCGACAACGCTACCATTTCGGTAAAACAAAATCGAATAGTCTGTGGATGCTGTTGAGCGTGTATTGCTCACAGCCATTGGGTTTGCAGTTGTCGTATCTGCCGCAACAACAAATTTTGCAGAACCTGTTGCACTTGTGGTATTAACCAGTAAGTTACCGCTGGAGTCGATACGCATACGCTCATTTGTATAGTCATCAAATACAAGTGCGTTGCCAGTGCTTGAGTTGTAAATGCGCCAGTCAGGAAGCTTGTAACCGTATGTATTTCCCCTTCCTTGTGACAACACATCGCCAATAACATGAAGCTTATTTGATGGCGAACTCGTACCAATACCTACGTTGCCTGACGAGTCTTTGTAGAACTGGCCTGAGCCTAAGTTCACAATAGCGGTAGATCCAGTGAACCCGTTGATAGTTGGATTCGTGAGTGTTTTGTTGGTGAGTGTTTCCGTGGCAGTAGGTGTAGACACAGGGCTACCACCAGGAGTCGTTCCATCGTGGACAACCACCGTCTTCTTGTCGGTATCCACCGTGACTTCACCAGAAGCCCCAGTGAAGGTACTATGTTGTGCCGTAGTACCTCGGCGTAGTTTCAATTGTTTAGACATTAAGGAAGAACTCCAAGATCAAATGTATCGGTGAGCTTATCAACGGTGACGCTGTTATCCACAATGGCCGAACCATTGAGACTTGCAATTGAGAATGAGCTGAATGCGTAGACTTCTAGGGTATCACCAGCGGTTGCACCGACAGTCAGGACCACAGACGTACCATTGCTGGCCGTGTAGTCATCTCCTCCACCAACTAAGACAGAGCCGTTGAGGGCAACCACTTCTCCACCTGCGAGATACGCAAGGGTAAGCCCGTTGACATCAGTCCCGCTGAATGTGGTCTGACTGGCTGTAGCAGTGAACTTGAACTTAGTCAGAGCAGCCTGTGAGGCAGCAGAGGCGTCCACCCACCCTGTGGAGGTGTAGACACGCATCTTCCCTGAGGTGGTGTCGAAATAGAGGGCACCAACCACGAGGGCGTTACCGTCATTGTCAACCGTAGGGGCAGAACTCTTAGGACCCAGGTAGCGGTCATCAAAGTTATCCAGCAGAGCAGCAGCAGATGCAGCCGAAGCAGCAGCATCGGTGGCACTCGCAGCAGCCGCAGTGGCTGAGGAGGACGCAGCCGTAGCCTGGGTTGTGGCTGTACTGGCCGAGCTAGCCGCACTGGTCGCTGAGGACGCAGCCTCATAGGCTTTGGTGGTAGCTGTAGCGGCAGAGGTCGTTGCAGAGCTGGCCGAAGAGCTGGCACTGGTTGCCGATCCTGCAGCAGCCGTAGCTGACGAAGCTGCGTTAGATGCTGACGTAGAGGCCTCAGCAGCCTTAGAGGTAGCTGTAGCCGCAGATGCAGAGGCACTGGTTGCCGAGCTGGCAGCAGAGTTGGCCGAGCTAGAGGCACTCGAAGCTGACGACGATGCGTTGGTAGCTGAAGACGCAGCTTGTGTGGCTGAGGTCCCAGCGTTGGACGCAGAGGTGGCAGCAGCCGATGCACTACCAGAAGCCGCACTGGCTTGACCTGTAGCTGTCAAAGCCGAACCAGCAGCATTGTTAGCATAGGTCTGAGCGTTGGTCTCAGAGGTAGCAGCAGCGTTCTTTGAGCTGAGTGCTGAGGCAGCAGACGAACTTGCAGACGAAGCTGAGGTCGAAGCTGAAGTTGCGCTCGAAGCAGCAGAAGTTGCCGAAGCAGCAGCGTCCGCAGCAGAACCAGAAGCTCCCTGAATAGCTGTGATGTTGTCAGCAACGAGCTGCACATCCTCGATGTTATCAGCCACGATCACGATACGGCTGGTACCAGAGACAGGGTTGGTATCTACAGGATCAGCGATAGATCCGAGATCCGAGGCTGTACCTGTGACAACCCCTAGGTCAGACGCTACGATAGCGATGTCAGCCTTGGCAGAAGCCGTAACTGCAACCGCAGGATACTCGTAGTCCAACGTCTGTTTGATCACTGCCTCATCATCGGCAATGGCTGGAGCCAGGTTACCAAGGCGTCTGCCCTGGCCATCCCAGCGACCCAACGAGTCCGTACCAATGGATTCATCCACACGGTCCGAAGCCTCCTGGGCAATGTATAGGTCAAATGTAGCGAGAAGGTCTAGGTCTCGCTCAAGAAGGACCGAACCATCCTGAAAGTTCACAGGAGGTGCGTCTTTAGGTGTCACCCGTTTGATTTCAATTACAGCACCATTAGCGGGTGTAGGTGCAATCGTGACGGTGTTGGCGTTCAGGAAAGTGAATACCGCATCCGCACCATCGACTCTCACCTTCACATGGTCTGCACTAATGTATGCAAAGGGGAAGGTGTAACTGGCAGTGGTACCGTTTCCCGTGTACCGAACTAAAGAGTACGCCACTTAAATCTCCAAAAGAATCCCCCCAGGTTTGACCCTGGAGGGTTTAGGTTTACTGCTCTTTCTCCGAAGTCGGATAATCGTTAGCAATAGCGTTCAGCAAGGTGCTGATAGGTTGAATGTTGTTCAAGGGCAAGAGCTTACCCCATGTACGAATGTCTCGCTCCGTAGTCTGCAGCTCATCAGAAGTGGCATTACGCACAATCTTCTTCAGAGAGATCACACCGTTGATAGCCTGGTAGGTTGGGTTTGAAGCCAAGCTAGACAGGTCAGAGGTGGTCCTCATGCCAGAGAACATCGGATAGGGAGACAGGGTATCGTACAGGTTGGGCAACAGGGATGCCTGGGAGATACGACCAAACGAGTTGGCAATGATCTGACCAGGAGCCATACGCTTGTCCAAGTACTCTCGCTGTTTGTCTGCATCCATACCAACAGAGCCAGCCATGGTGCGACCCATGTATGACAATGAGGCCAAGAATGAACTGTGCAACATCGTAGATGTGGTAGTCCAGTCTCGGTGGTTAGCAGCGAACATCAGTGACTTATTCCAACCGTGCATCGAGAAGTTCATGAACTGGAACATCGTCTTACCAAGTGTGGTCCCCATAAGAGGGATCATCGAGCCAAGATCGTTTTCCTGAATCACCCTTCGAGATTCCCGATGGATGGCGTTCATGAATGCCGAGTGTGCCTCAGGGTCTTCCTTCACCCAACGGTTCAGGTCGAGCTTGTGAGTCTCCGAGAATTCACCTTTGGTTGGCTTTGAGTATTTCTTGAGGTTGTCCATAACTCGTTGAGTCATAGCCTCATCCATACCCATCCAAGCCAAGCGATCCTTCGTGAGGAACGTTGAAGGCTTACCATTGGCTGTGTTCACGAAGTGGTTCACGAGGGCTACAGCATGGACACGCTTCTGCTGAATCATCAGCGGAGTCATGCCTGTGTAGTCCAGCACACCCTTAGACATCTTACGCATCCCTGTATCGACACTGTCGAGCCAGCGATTCATCTTGGTGTCACCGAGGTTTCTCACCCAGTCGTCCTTAGCACCGAACTCCATGCGAGAGATGTAGTCTGCACCTGCACCACCAATGGTGTTCTCAAGGTGCTCCAGAATGTCGTTAGGAGCCTTACCCGTCTTGATGTCACGAGTGAGGGACTTAATCTCAGGGATCGCCTGAGCCACAGCCTTGTACCCCATAGAGCCAACAATCTGACCCATCTCGGTAGCCTGGTTCCACACTGCACCACCCATAAGGCGGATAACGTTGAAACTGCGCCACATCTCCATGGACTTGTTGAACTTGGAGAACTCTTCCTGAGGAAGACCTTGGATACGGTCAAAGGCAAACTTGAGGTCATCCCGCATACGGGCGACATCAGCTTTGGACTTGAACTCAGCTCCGAGTTTGTTCTCGGTGGCCTCAGCGATCAGACGATCAATGTCACCAACCTTGTAGACATCCAGGTGCTTGGCCATAGCTACGCTGCCTGCAGTCCTACGGAGGTAGGGTTCCACGATCTCAAAGGCATTGGTGTGGACGAAGTGATCCAGACCAACCTCCACCTGCTGACCATCACGGGTAGTCCACGTTTCGGTGTACTTCTCGTTGATCGTGTTGCGGTGCTTCAGGCTGGCCATGGTGCGACCTGTGTCTGTGGCCTTGGTGGGGAACATATCCTCGATCACCTTCATAGCCTCAGCCTCAGAGTACCCGCCGTTGTTCATCAGGGAGGCCTTGAGAGCCTCACGGTCCTGACCACGGAGTAGGTTGTCCAAGAGGTCTTGGGTTCGATTTGCGTGAGCCTCCTCGACGGTGCGGACGTACCACTTACCGAATCGAGCTGCCTGCTCATCAGACACCCCTTCCCTGCCAGCCTGGTGTGCTCGTGCCCACCATCCTTCGACAGCGTCACGACCATAGGTCTGGACCAGAGAGTTCCACTTGTTCACATCGTGCTTACGAGGGAGGTAGTTGGGATTCTTATCCAGACCACCTTCTAGGGTAACCACACCTGTCTCAGGGTCACGGATCTCCTGCATGGTAAGACCACGCTTAGAACCACCCTCATCGAGCAACGGGTTGTTGATGTAGTCCACCACCTTGGCCAGCGTCTTACGCATAGCCTCACCAGCCTTGACCACTTCAGGTGGGTACTCCTTCTCCACACCACGGATGTAGCTGGAGACTTCAGAACCGAACTGCTCGAAGGCCTGACCCTTCTCGTGCCACTTCTTACCAGAGGCTTTGAACCATTCCTCGAAGGCAGGGTAGCTGCCCTTACGCATCTCTACAGCCCAACCTTCAGCCCACTTGGTGGTATCGTCCCATGCGTTAGCTCGGACCACAGAGTGATCCTTGTAGCCGATGGTTGTGCCGAACAACTTGGAGGCGAGGTTGCGGACAGCCTGAGGGACCTTCTGGCCACCGAGGCGGTTCTCTAGGCCGAGGCCATAACCGAACACAGGTGCAACCCCTGCCTCGTGAGCAGCGACTGCATCGTCCTCCTTACCAGGAGACATCAGGTAGTCCATCTTCTTGGTTGTGACACCACGCTTGTCCTTCAAGGTCTGTTTGACCTGGAGAGGCTCATCGACCATGCGGTCAATCACAGAGAGACTGCGAGTCAACGCATTGACCTCATCAGGTTTCATCCCGAGGATCTGACG